TCCAGCATCCCGTTGGCTTTCTTCTCCTGGGCGATGCTTTGCAGCTCGGAGAGGCCTTGATTCAGGCCGTAGAACTGTTTGTACGCCTGGGTGACAGCTTCTGTGCCAGGGGTGCTCCTGCCCATCGCCACGTCATTTCTGGCGGCATCCACGTCCACCCCAGGGAGCTTGTCTGGGTCAAAGATTGCCCCCTTGGCTCGTACCAGGGCCAGAGCTTTCTCCGGGGACATTGGCTCCTGCCCTGGGACACGAGTCCAACTGGCAAGGCTTTCGGCGGCACTCCTGATGCGGCTTTCACTGGTCTTGGCTGTGATCTTGCGACCAGCTGCTTCAGGGATCTCGATCTCAAATGGCTGAGCAGGAGCTGCAGTCGGATCAGCAACAACCTCTGGCTTCTCCCAGCTATCCAGCATCCCGTTGGCTTTCTTCTCCTCCAGGGGCATGTCGTCGTAGCCGATGGCCTTGCGCTGGATGTCCAGCTCCACCTGCTTCCTGATCGCGTCCTGTTCGGCGTACTCACCCGCCAGACGCAGTTCATCCGCCAGGGCCAGTTCAGGATTGGACAGGTCCTTCGGGGGGGCTGGCAGCTCGGGTAGCGGTGCCTCGCTGGGCCTGACCTCACCGTTCTGGATCAGCTGGGTAACGACCTTCTTTTTCAAGGCATTGCGCTGGTCGGGCAGGAGTGGTGCAGCGCCAACGTTTTCCTCGTACCAGGCCAGGAATGCCTTGGCCCACTTGTGTCGATCCAGCGCCGTCTTGGTCTGGTTGTAGTCCGAATTGGTGGACAACACCGGGTACTTGCTTTCATCCGTGCCCCACTTGGCAAGAAAGTCCTCCTCGCTCAGCTGGGCCGGATCGTTCGAGCCAGGAGACTCCCGGTTGAACTGCTCCACCAGGGCCTCGTTCTCCTGCATCGCCTGCCACTTGGCTTCACGGTTGGCCAAGGCCCGATCACCCAGCAGGTACTTGTCCGCTTCGGCCTTGACCTGCTCGATGCCCTCCGGGGTCATCTGGCTGTACTTCTTGACCTCCCGCGCACTCAGGCCACCTGCATCCAGAGCTGGCTCCTCCACGGGTGCCTTGGGCGCTGGTGGCGCTGCTTCAGCGGCCTGCTCCAGCTGGGCCAGGATCCGCTTGACGATCACATCACGCTTGGCCCCGCCAGCAATCTGAGCTGCACCGTCATTCAGCAGCTGGCTGATCGGTGTCTCAGCCATGTACTTGGTCTGGTCAAACTCAGCCAGGACCGATTCAGCAACGCTGGCAGCGTCCTGCACCTGGCTCTGGTTGACCTCGGTGCCGCCCTTCTCGGCCAGCTTGGTTGCGTTTTTATTACGCCCGACCTTCTTGAACAGGTTCTTGTTGCTGGTCAGGTCAGCCCGGACCTTGGCGGCCAGTTCAGCCTTGATCACCGTGGTGTCAATCACCTCGGCGCCGAACAAGCCCATCTGATCAGACTCCACCTTGGGCGCTGTGCTGGCCATCTGGGTCAGCTCAGCAAAGCCCCGTTCAGTCATGTCCCGGCCCTGGGCCAGCTGCATCACCCGAACCATCGACTCGGGGTCCATGCCGCTGCCACCCAATGCCAGCGCCCGACCCAAGGGCAGCTCACCGTTGACCGCTGCCTGAAACAGGTTGTCGGGCAGCTTGCTCAGCGCCAGGCCCTGCGTACCCAGGCCCGACTGCAGGGGGATACCAGCAGCTTCCAGGCCAGCTGGATCGGTAATGCCCAGCTCACGGATCACCTTGGCTGCGTCAAACGCAGTACCAGACCCTTTGGCAATGTTGCTCAGGGCTCCAACGGTTCTGGCTTGCTCTGGCGTGTCAGCAAGGATTTCCTTGGTTAGGACAGTCGGGATGCCCAACTCCTTTGCCTTGGCCAGGCTGTTGTGACCGTTGACGACGTAGGTCTTGCCATCCTTCGGGCTGGTCCAGACCTCGTTGACCTGCTCAAGGTCGGTGTTCCACTTGGTCACCCCTTCCAGTGAATTGCCCTTCTGCTGGCCCTGGGCGTTGACGCCGGCCTTGTACTGGAACGTCACCGGGTCAACCCCAAGCTCACCCACGGGTGTCGCCGTGACGCCTTCCTGCAACCGGCTGGGCAGCACGGTCTGACCCTCGGCCTGCAATGCCTTCAGGCCATCAATCACATCCCCGCGAGTGAACTCCTCAAACTCACGCCCAGTCAGGCCCTGCACCTTCTCGAACAACCGTGGGCTGTTCTGTGGTGCAGCCAACGACAGCAAAGTGTCATTTGGCAGCTGCTGCCACTGCGCGTCATAGGCCACGGCAGGGTTGGCCAGGTTCTGGGTTGGAGCACTGACCCCGTCAACACCCAACCCCTCCTGCAACTGGAAGTTGGCCTTCTGGTCCCCCAGGGTCCGGTCCAGCTCTGGCAAGACAGGGCCAGCAACTGCTGCCATCTCCTGCAGGCGTTGGTCATCCAGCCGGTCCAGGGCCTGAACGGCGACATCCACCTCAGGCAGAGATGGGTCATAGACCGGGGCCTCCTCTTCAGGACCCAGCAACATGTCCTCGGCTTGCTTGGCCGTAGGGGGCGCTACGGCAGGCTCTGCAGCAGGTGCAGGGGTTGGTTCAGCCTTGGGTGCAGGGGCAGCCGCAGGGGCCTCTGGCTCTGGAGGAGTGGCGGCCTTGGCCTCTGGAGTGAAGTCGTAGGTGCCATCAGCTTCAGCCTGAACGCCGTTCTCCTTGGTCCAGTTCCTGGCATTTGCTGCTTCCTGCGCAACGCGGCCTTCCCTGATCCGACGGGTGACGTTGTTCAGACCCTTGCCAACACCCAGGCCGCCCAGGCCAAACGCAATCTCAACCCCGGCATTGGGCAGCAATGACTTGCCCAGCGCCGAGACCATGTCATCCGTTGGCTGCACCGCAAATGGTGCGTTCTCACCAAACGCATTGGCCGGGTTGCCTTGGCGGTTGTCAGTCAGCGCCGTGCTGACAAAGGACTCGGTGCCGATGCCTGATGTCCACCGCAGTGCCTGTTGCACCGCAGGAGACAAGCTCTTGAACATGCCCTGGGTGAAGGCGCTGGCACCCACCACCCGGCCAGCTACTCCACCACCAATGACAGCAGTGGTGACCTGATTGCCCAACTGCTGCCAGAACAGGTCTTCCGGCCTGCGCTGCTCAGGCTGGGGGAGCTGCAGCGCTTTGTTAAGACCACGCTCTGCACGAGTGATGGCACGACCCACGGGGCTGCTGGCTGGATCAGCAGGCTTGCCGCCACCTGCAACACGTTGCGCCACATTGACGCCCAGCTTGGCCACATCAAGCGGCACCTGCGCAGCGCCACGGACAATGTCCCGCTGGGTGGGTAGTGACGAAGTGACCTGTCCATCAGGGCCCTGGTACAGGGGAAGCACTCCCACCCGACCGATGTACCGATACCCCTTGTTGATTCGCCTCTGCTGAGCAGCGCGGTACTTGACCTCGTTCTCGATCCCAGCAGGGGTGACATACCACCACCACGGTCTCTGCGGTGCAGCCGCAGGGGCCTTGGCCTTGCCGCTAGCTGGCTTGGCAGCAGCCGTTTCGACTACAGGGCCGGATTCATTCGCACTCAGGCCGCGCCGCTGCTCAGGGGTCATTCCAACTGCTCAACACGTCCCTTCATTCCAGCGCACTGCGCGGGAGTTGTCCGGGGGCGTATCAACCACCTCGTCTGTACGAATCCCAGATCGCTTGGGTGTATTCGGCAATCGACGGATGCCTGCGTCCCTTGCTGTACTGCGGCCTGGTGTCATTCCACAGCTTGGCTTGGCCCGAATACCAGACCGCTGCAGCACGACGAATGGCCATCTCCCCTGAGTGCCCAGCCTTGCGTTGATCGGCCAGCATGTCGTTGAAGCGACCGTTCACCACTGCATCCTGCGCAGCACGGTCATTCAGGAATTGCTGCGGGGTCAAACGCCGGCCCAGGTACTTCTGCGTCCAGGGTCCGACGTTGTAAGGCATCACCTGGCCAATGCCCAACGCGCCTGAATCCGGGTTCACCGCCCCGTAGTTGCCGCCTGATTCCTTGCCAATGATGGCCTTGCGGAACTTGCTGACCTCAGGAGTAAAAGGGCCACTGCTTCCCTGCCAGCCTCCCCCGCTTTGGCGGAGCATGGCTACCTGCTGAGCGCTGGCCGGGGTAACGCCTAGGAGGGCGTCAAACGTTGTTGAAGCCGCCTGGCTGGCGATGTAAGCAATGTTCGGGAACAGCTTGCCCGTGTTGGCCCGGGCCACCTCGGCATTGGCCCGGCCAGACAACGACAGCAGGTCCTGCCTGGCCTTTTTCTCCTGCTGCGGAGTCCAGTCCCCGCCCTTGTAGTTGGGATAGAACTGCAACTGCTTCTGCAGAAACTCCCAGGCATTCGGGGCACCGGCGTCACGCCAGGCCCGTTCAAACTCTGGACTCTGGGCTTTGCCGTCAATCGCGTTAAACATCACGTCCCGGATCGACTGCAGCGCCATCACCGGCTTGGTGCGGAACTGACGCAGTTCCACCGCACGGTTGGGGATGTCATCCAGCTGGTTGATCGAATAAACCTTCGGGACAGGGCCAGACGGCTTGGGCTTGGGCTTGCCGTCAGGGCCCAGGTCCACCGGCTTGATCGTCCCGTATGGGTCCACTGATGGACTGTTGGGATACGCCTGGCTGCCAGGGAACAGGTACTGCAACGCCTCCTTGTCGTTCTTGCCGTACTCGTCAATCGCCTGCTGGGTGACAGCACGCACCTCCGTTTCATTCAGCTTGCGCTTCAGCTGTGCCTCCTTCTCCTTGATCCGGTTGTTGACGTGCTGGGTGTAGGCACCGCGTTGACGGCGCTCTGACTCCTCCCGATCCGGCTTGCCGAACGCTGGATTGGCTGGATTGGCCTGGTAGTTCCGCAACACCCGGGAGCTGATGTTGTCGTTGATGACCTTGTCCCGAGCGGACCTGTACCCGCTCATGTCCTGAACTTCCTTCTCCTTGCGTTCAATCTCCCCGTACGCCTGGGTAACGAACTGCCTGGCAGCCTTCTGGTCCTTCATGCCAGCAGCAAGAGCATCAACCTTGTCGCGCTCGCTCTTGGCGTTGAAGTCAGCTCCATACAGCTGACCAAGGCCAGCCAGGTATCGGGTCTGGGCCCCAGGGTCGTCCTGCTCGAACACCAGATCGCTGGTCAGCTCGTGGGCATCCTTCATGGCCCTGCGTGCTGCCTGGATCTCCGTGGGCCCAGGGGGGCGACCAGCAGCCGTCTCCTTGGCAATGAAGTCATTCAGGGCAGCTGCAGCAGTGGAGGCACGCTCAGGGCCTGGCGGCATTCCCTGAATAGCGTTGCCAATCGCTGCCTCAGAACGGAAACCAAAGTCCTTGGCCTTGTTCTGCCTGGCTGTAAAGCCTGCCTGCTCGTATTTGATCTGGTTGTCAATCGAGTCCTGGCCGTACAGCTGATCCCAGGTCAGGTAAACGTCCTGGCCGTTGGCATCCCTGACGGGCTTGCCATCAGAGCCCCGGAGTGGTTCGCCTGAACGCAACAGGCCAACCATCCGTCGTAGCGATTGGTCGTCGTTGTAATTGGCCTCAGCCAGCAATCCCAAATACGCCTGCCGGGCCCACTCGGTTGCCATCCCTGCTGGCCCAGCCTTTTGCAGAAAATCCCTGGCAACGTTGTTCAGCCTGATGCCTGCGGCAGTCCAATACAGCTGCTCCGGGTCTACGCCCCTGGTGTAAGCCTTGCCGTTCAGTTCAAATGAAGCGCTTTTCTTGTGCAGCAAAAGCATTTCGTTCCTCAGCAGCTGTGTCAGCTGCCTCGGCATCATCTCGTCGTAGAACTTGACCCGGTCTTGGCTGATCCGCTGCGCTTCCCGGTCACTGGCCTTCTCGATGGAGGGTGCTGCGTATTTCTGAAAGCCGGCTGAGTTCTCGTTGACCCCAAACTTGTTTGTGACCTGAGCGATGTAATCAGCCCGGATCTTGTTCAGCGCAGCGAAGCCCTGGTCCGGCGCGGTGTAGTCAATCTCCCTGCTTCTGGAATTGACGTACCCAGTCATGCCAGCCTCAATCTCCTGGCCGGCCAGACGGCTGCGAGCACGCTGCGCCCCAATCTCCCGGTACGGGTTCAGACCCCACATCAAGGCCCCGGCCTTGGGGTCTTTCGCGCCAACAGCACGGGCGCCCTGGGCGTAGTTGGTCTCACCCACCTCGGTGGATTCATCCACCTTCAGCTGGGCACGCCGGTACTGCTCCATGAACTCGGCTTCGCCCTTGGCCATCTGCCAGCTGGCGTACTGCAGCCCGGCAGTGCCAGCAGCCGTCAACAGCTCCTTGGTGAATGGCCTCAAGGCTTCTGCCAAGTCAGCAGCGCTGTTGTGACCCTGCACATAGGTGGTGCCACCGGTGCTGACCGCACTGACACCCTGAACCCCAGGCATCTGGCCGGGTTGACCAGGCTGGGCCACCTGGTAATTGACCGGCGAAATGAACGCATCAACCGGTTTGGCGGCTGTGTTCAGCTGGCCCTGGGGAAGCTCGGTGTCGCGTGCCATCAGCCCTTAAGCGATTTGATCTGAGAAGCCATGCCGAAGTAGCCGTTCACCCCACCCAGGATTGCCGTTCCTGCCGTCAGGAACCCGTTGCTTTGTGGCGCAGCACCTGTCATTGACGGCGGTGGCGGCATCACCATCGTGGGCAGCGGCGGGAACGGTGCAATCGGATCCATGTATGGCGTCCGCTCGTAGAACTGCTGGCTGTTGTACTGATTCAGGTAGGTCGTCATCGCAGACAGTTGCTCGCGGTTGTACTGCCGTTCCTGAAACTTCTGGCCCACGGCCATCAAGGTCTCGTAGTCCCCGGCTTGCCTGGCGAAGTTGGCCACAAACCGGTCCATCGTTTGACCTTCCTGGCCTGATGCCTGGTACGCAGCAGACGCCTGCAGGGCCCGGTAGTTGTATTGCTGCAATGCCACGGCTTCCTGCATCCCACGCTCCTGCAGGGCCTGCTGGATGGCAGCAGAGGACACAATGAACTGCGTGCCAGCGCCCGTGCGGGCCTCTGCCACACGCTGCGCCTGGGCTATCTCCTTGGCAAACTCGTACCCCCTGAGCTGGCTGGTGTAAGCCAACTGCTGGTTGTGGTTGACCGTGTCCCTCCAGTAGGCGTATTGGCTGTTCAGGTTCTGCATGGAGGCATTCATGCCTGCCTGCCAGCGGTTGAACCTGCTGTTGGCGTTCTGGAAGGCCGTCTGGTTGACGTAGTCCTGTTGCCGGGCGGCATTGTCTGCAGCGCCCTGGATCAGGCCCATCCCCATGGATAGCCCGCCAAAGGCAAGTGAAATCGGATCAATGACCACCATCAGGCTTCCCTCCAGAAACGGCTGAACAATGCACCACTTGGCCCCACGGGCCGGGGCGACTCAATCTCAAAGCCAAGATGCCTCAGCCAACGGATTGACCGTCGATTGCTGGCGTAGACATCGTTGCCAATCGGTCCGCCCACCAACTCCAAGCAATAGTCCACCCAGTCTCTCCCGTCACAACAAAGCTGCAAACGGCGCTCCCTGGTAGCGGTCAACCCGTCAGTACCCAACAGCCAGATCCGGTCGCCATACACCCCGGTCAATGCCAGCGGTTCACCGTCATCAGACTCGATGCAGCGACAGATCTCGCTGCCGGCCCAGCTGGTCATGACCGCTTCAGGGCCAGGAATCCGATTGCTCAGCCAAACCTCTGTCGCGTCTTCCTTGCGCAAATGCCGGGCCACATACTTGGCCCGCTCTTCAGTCGGAGAAGCCCACTTCATTGCAATGCGCTGGCACGGCCAGTCAGTAGCGCCACCCATTCACAGGTGCTGAACTTGCAAGGGTGCGGAGTGCTGTTGCGAATCTCCACCACGCAGCGCTCGCCCCGGCTCATGATCGGGATGTTGAACACCCCCTCGCTGTATTGCGGCTCGGTCGAATCAAGCTGGAGAGGCGGGCCAATCCGTGCATCACGCACGCCGCTGACCGTCCCATCAAACCGATACACCCCTTCGCTGCGGTGCTCGGGCAGGACATGCACCTCGAAGTAGCCGGTCTCGTGATAGCGAAGCTTGGCCTGACGAACTTGCGTTCTGGTTGCATTGGCCGCGGCCTTGCCCCCGCCGATCTCGCGCATCACCTTGAACCGGGTAAAGCGATACCGGAACTCAAACGGCTCACCGGCGTAGACCTCAGCCGTTGACCAGTCCCCGCGGGCCACGATTGTGGTGCCACTGGATGCCTCGCCCAACCGCACCCCGGCGCTGTTGAGGCCATAGGGCCCGATGGCCGCAGGGAAACCAGTCCACAGCTCGGTTTTGGCCTTGATCTCGTAAGGCAAAGTGAACGTGGTCTTGCGGGTGATCGGGTCATACACCCCTCTCGCCATCCGCATCGCTGCAGGCGTGGCCTGGTTGGTGCTCACCCGCCGGTCCAGCAGCAGCGGATAGCCAATCCCGCTAAGCGAGGCCATCCGGTCCATCACCGGTAACTGCTCAAGGAACACCTCTTGGCCGTACCGCATCAGGCAGTACAGGGTCTCCCGGATGCAGACCACTTGCAGCACCTCATCAGCCCCGCTGAACTCCCAGTAGCTCCAGCTGGACTGGGCACGCTCGGCGCCGCTGCCAGTGTTGCGGAAGAAATACTTGTAGACGTAGATCCGCTTCTGGTAGCCGGGTTTGCCGCTGATGGCAAAGACCCCATTGCCGGTGTCGTTCACCGTCATCTTGAAGACACCGGTCGGCACATAGGCCGAGACATACCCCGTCAGGTCCTGGGCATCAGCGGTCAGAGCAGTTCCCGCACCGCGGACACTGAACTCGCGGAATTGCGACCACTGGCCATTGGCCTGACAGAAGATGATGCCACCGCCGGCCTGCTGCGGGCGGACCATCGTGTCCACCTCGAACTGAGTGAGCACCGTGATCTGCGCTGTCCTCGGCGTCAGCACCGTCTCGGCTGCGTTGAAGCGGAACTGATACTGCGCACTGAACAGGATCAGCTCGTCCTGGTACGGCACCGCGTAGCGCAGCACTGACACCCGGTTGTTGCTGGCCACCACATCAATGGGATCGGTATCCAGCACCGTGGTAACAGTCTCGGGGAAGAACTCAAAGAACTCCCGCACACGGCTAAGGATGACGTTTTCATCAGCCAGGAATCCAAGGCGATTCTTGTAGATGAAAACATCATTGATGGGATGGCCAATAAAGCTCGGATCTGGTGCGGTGTCGTAATCACCTGTTGTCCGCTCACCCCAGATGGGAACCGTGATGCCAGCTGTTGTTGAACCATCAGCCGGGCCATACCAGAACTGACCGTTTGGCAAACGGATCAGCAGATGGGGCATCGTTCTCTGGTCAACCTTGTACTCCACACCAGGGCTGACCGTCTCTGACCACGTGCCTTCACCGAACGTCCCCGACTTCGGGTTAAAGGTCACGTAGTACCCATCGAAGTTATTGCCTGGATCACCGGTGATCTCCACCTGATAACCCTTCGGGGCAATGGTGGGCAGCTCGGTGAACGCCTGCACCTTGCCCAGAATCGCCGTGATGTCAGCGTTGGCCCTGGCATCGCTGGCTGCAATCGTGATCGGGTTAGCCGACTGCAGCCACAGCACGGACCCCTCGCGGGTGATCGTCAGACCAGTAACTGCAGGAGCGGCTTCCAGGGCTTCCTTGATCTTCTGCGCAATCTCAGCTGAACTGATCCGGTTCTCGGTCACCGTGGTGCCGCTGCTCACCACCGGAGCCACGGCTGTGGTGACCGTGGCTTCCTTGCCGTTGACGTTGACCTTGTAGGTCTGGCCATAGTTCGCGGCCTTCACCCACACCAATGCCTCATGCGCCGCTGGTCGGGCGGTGATCGGCGCCACCGCCGGATTCATCGCCGTCGCCGTGTTGGTGTTCAGGACAAAGGTGTAGTCCGCAATCGACTGCGCCCGGATCTGCTGCCGGGCATCAGTGACGCTGGCCAGATACCCATACCCCCCAGGGGCATTCACCGTCTTCTCGTTGCCCTGCAGGTCAAACACCCGCACCACCGTCTTGGTGATCACCACCAGGTATTCCTCGGCCTGGTCCCGCAGGAAGGTGTGAATGAAGGCGTCACCAAACGGTGTGGCGCTCACCCTGGCCAGCGTGTGCGTGCTGTCCCGCTTCCTCAGACCCTCGGCAATCGACGACATCCCGTTGACCTGGATCTCAGCCTGGGTTGGATCACGCTGAGCATCGGGTTGCTGGCTAACCCCCTGGACCAGCGAGGGGATCGTGTAGGAATACAGCTTGGCCATCAGAGCCTCAACCCAGCACCAAGTCGGCGGGTGGCCAGGCCCATCCCTGGGACATAGGTCGGGAACGGGCTCAGGCCATAGCCATCAGTGAGCAGGTTGTAGCCGGCGCTGTCGTGCTCAACCCGCTCCAGCTCGGCCCGGGCATTGCGCTCGTCGATGGCCGTGTACTGGACAGTCCCGTTGTCGCCCAACACCCGAGCGGCAAACACCCGGGCGGCCCTGGTGGTCACCCAGCGGTTGAACACCTCAGGGCAGCTGTCGAAGTCCAACAGCCAGGTGACATCCGCATAGACCTCAGTGACGGTGCTATCGAACTTGTAGGTCCGCCCCCAGGTGTCGTACACCCGCTGACCCCGCAGGATGAACCGCCTAGCTGTGTAGTACGGGTCAGGGAAAAACCGGATCACATTGGCCGGGACCACGATCTCCTGCGTGACTTTGTCCTTTTCAAACGGGTACTGGGTCTCGGTGTTCCAGTGCCAGCCCTCGGTCTGGCCTTGCTTGTGGAACTCCAGGATCGTGCGCTCAGCCACCCGGGCGTCTTGGATTTGCTGGTTGTCGAGCTGATCAACAGGCTGCTCGCCAATCGACTCCAGCAGAGTGCAAACTGCCTCCAGCAGGGTGGTCCTGCCCGGTGTCTTGCCTTGGTTTGACAGGCCCATCCCTAGCGCTACGGGGGTGTGGACCAATGGTAGATGCCACAAAAAAAGGGGCCAGCCGTGGCTGACCCCGAACATTCCAGAACCAGTCTGGATCAGGCGGTGACAATCGCGCAGGCAGATTCGGCACGGAGAATCCCCATGCCCAGGGCCTGACGTGCCACAAGAAGATCTGATTGGTATTGCACCCGGAACTCAGGGCCGGTCATCTGCAGAGAGGGGCTCAGCAGAGTCAGCACACCCACGGCTTCACGGTTGAAGATCAGACCGTGGCACTTGCTCAGATCCTGGGCGTAATCAGCGTTGTAATCGCCAGCCACCAGGGTGTAAGCAGGCTGCTGCACATGGTTGCTGGAGTAGACGGGAATGCCCGCCACACGCAGCGTCCGGCCTTCAGCAATGGTGCCGTTGGAACCATTGCCACCGTTGAAGTCGGTGTTGATGGCCCTCGAACTCATCGTAATGGCATAAAAATCTTCTGGTGTAAAGACTGCATACATGCCGTCGATGGACACGTCCTTCTTCTCAAACGCAATGCGCGCATCGAAGATGGCCTCGACAAGAGCGTCACCCTTAGCCTGGCGAGTAGCCCCAGCGCCGGTATAGCCGGTACCCAGGGTGATGGTCTTACCCACGCGACCGCGGTTGTCAGCCGGGCCGGCAGGCTTAGCAGCACCAGTCTTGGCCAGGGGCTCGGTGGTGTCGCTGGCAGCCGCAAAGATCATGCGAGCCACACGCTTGTCGTACTCATAAGCCAGAGCACGACCCAGCTCGGTGGTGTAGACCTGCCGAACATCGAAATAGGTCATCAGCTCATCGAGCTGATAGATCGCCGCGTCGGCAATCATCAGAGCATCGAGAGAGATCACCCGCTCGTTCAGGTCAGAAGGATCATTACCTTCGCCAAGAATCGGGGTGCCGGGCTTGTGATAGCGGGCCGCCATTTTGCCCGTGATGGGGAAGGCAACGCTCTTGCCACCACGGATGTTCCGCTCACGGGTTTTGCCCTTGAACAGACAGGCGGTCATGAATGCATCAAGCACTTCGGCAGAGCCGAGCTTGAGCATCAGGGCGCGGTCTTTATCAAGACCAGCGGCACCAGGACCCCAAGTTGCGGCATCGCCTTTTATCTGGCCAAGCCGGTTCAGGGCCACATCAGGAGGAGTAGCCAT